AAAAGAATATCATTATTAAAACAAGCACAACAAAATAAAATTACAATTACAGTTCCCGGTCGTATGGATTATACTGTAGGTGAAAAGATATTTTTAAACTTAAATAAATTTAATCCTATTAAGGATTCAGATAATCATGATGATATTGTTGATAAAATATTTACTGGTCAATATTTGATAAGTTCAATTAATCATGTAATAGATAGAGAAAAACATGAATGTGTGATGGAAGTAATAAAGGATTCATACATTTTTAATTTGGATAATGAATAATGAATATATTTACTGGTGTAGTTGAAAATAGACAAGATCCACTTAAACTTGGTAGGTGTCAAGTTCGTGTTGTAGGTTTACATACACATGATAAATCATTAATACCTACTGAAGATCTACCATGGTCATATCCATTACAACCTATCATTTCTGCAGGTATGTCAGGTATAGGTCACTCACCTCTAGGCCCAGTTGAAGGCTCGTGGGTTATTGTTATGTTCAGAGATCCTGATAAGCAACAACCTATATTATTAGGAACCTTAGGTGGAATTCCGCAAGATGAAGAACCTATTGATTCTGATAATAATCAAATGATTCTAAAAAAAGATGGCTACTTCCCACCAGCAGAAGAACAAACATTTACAGATAAAAATGGTAATGTAATATCAAATACATCTGAATCATTAGAGGAAGAAGACACAGGCTTAAAAAGTGCTAGGGATTATACTTCTTCACAAGTTGTAAAAAATAATTTAATGACTGATAATATGTATGATGCTGATAAATTAGCGGAAGTTGAAGCAATTATACAAGAAACTATAAAGACAGATATTACACAAGGAATGTATGATGCATTGGTAACTTTTACATATCACAATGGAGAAGATACATTAAAATCATCAAATATTCTTAAAGATTTAAATAATAATGACTATGTAGGTGCAGCAACCGGTTTTATAGAACAAGCAATAATAAAAGAAACAATTGATCCTCTTGAAGTTAAAAAAAGAATAGAGGAAAAAAATCTTTTTATAGAAGGTGGTGTACCTGATCAAAATGGTAATTTGGTTCCTATTAAATCTATATTACCACCAATAGATTCAACCTCAACTGCTACTGGCCAAGCCGATACAGGTTTAAAAATGACTCTGGGATTTAAAGATCCTTATGGTAAATATCCACTATATAAGTTTGAACCAGATACAAATAAACTTGCAAGACATGAAGATATTAAAAAGACAATAGTTCGTAAAAAGGAACTTACAAGAACAAAAGATGTGGTTACAGCATTTAATGTCACGTGGACACAATCACCTATTCCATATAATGCTGCGTATCCATATAATCATGTATATCAATCTGAATCTGGCCATGTATTAGAATTTGATGATACAAAAAATTCTGAACGTGTCCATTTATATCACACAAAAGGTACATTCTTTGAAATAGATGCAAATGGTACTAAGGTAGAAAAGATTGTTGGTGATAATTACCAAGTTATGGAACGTGATAATCATCTTTATATTAAAGGGTCTGGTGATGTAACCATTGATGGTCATTTTAATATTAAAGTAAATAATAATGCTAACATTCAAGTTATGGGTGATGCTACGACTCATGTACATGGTAATATGGAAACATCCGTTCGTGGTACATATAAACTAAAAGCATCAGCAATTAATTTGGAATCACATTCTGGTAATATTCATATGTTAGCAGCAGATAAAATTGCCGGTGATGCAGTAAGAGTTGATTTTAACAGTGGTGTTGCAACATCATCTGGATTAAATACTCCTGCAGCATATAGTATAACAATGCCATCGTTCAAAGAATTACAAGTAATTACTCGTGGTGTTGAGGCCGCGGCACATTATGAAACACCTGAGGAAGGTGATCCAGAAGCATATATTGCAAAACGAATTGCAGAAGGAACATTGGATCCGGATGAACAAGATTCAGGTACACTCTCTACTGAATGTTCAGTAGGTAGAAATAGTGCAGTTGCATTACCACAATCATGTACATTAATTAATGCAATGGATAAATTTACTCCTGACATTTATTTAAGTAAACATTTTACATTAAGCGCATTAACAAAGAATGGTACAAGAATGCCGGTAAATCAAAAAGGTTTGACAGCACAACAAATTGTATGTAACCTAAAAGGTTTGTGTGAAAATGTATTGGAACCTATCGCCGAAAGATATCCTGGTATGATTATTACATCTGGTTTTAGAAGACCGGGTGATGTAAGAGGATCAAGTAATACATCACAACATTATAATGGTGAAGCAGCAGATATTGTGATACCCGGTTATAGTAGAGAGCAACATTTTAAAGCAGCATGTGAAATTGCAAAAGTAGTTCCATTTGACCAAATATTATTAGAATATTCTGGTAAAAATACTGTATGGATTCATGTATCTTACAAATATTCTGCAAATAGGTATCAAGGGTTTACAATGAGGGATCACAAACGTGTAAGTTCTAATGGCACATTTGTGTTGATTACATAGTGGGATTTTTACCTACTAATACAATTTTGGGACCAGTAGATGAAGAAGAACAATTTTCATTTACAATTACTTATGAATCAACAGATCCAATAACTGGCACTACTTCATCATCTTCAGTTGAAGTCACAGAATTAGATGAAGATCCTGGAGTTGAAGTTATTAATGATAATAATATTACTGGAGCATATGTTGATGCATTTGATCAACAATTAATTAAATATAGAAATAAAGATGATACGTTTACCAATGTACAAAAATGGGGTGAAATAGATACACAAAGATTGTATGGTGTTTATCACTTTATACAAGATCCAAGAATGTATAGAGATTTTAGATTCCTTGCAAGTGCAGGTGGCGAATCACAGGAATATGTTGTAAGATTAAATAACAATTTAGATTATGATAAAAGGCAATTAGCAAAATATGTTAACCCTGCTGGTATTGTTATTACTTGGACAAATGCTTCAGGACAAACAATAACATGGGTTGACGGTAATAATAACGAAATAACATGGACAACTTAAATGGCAGCACCTAATACATTTTCAGATAAAACAGGTCAAATAGCACTTACATTGATTGATGAAAATTTTGAGTATGTTGATACCTCATTATCAACATTACAAACAAATATCAACAGTGTACAAACACAATTAAATAATCTTGATTTGACAACACTTGAAGGTAATACTGAAATTACTGGTAATCTTACAGTTCCAACTCTTTTTGCTGATGCTATAGAAAGTGGTACAATAAGAACATCTAATTATATTTACTTTGGTGGTGCTGCATTAATTGCTTCTGCAGTAACTAATCCAATTGCAACTACGACTGATACAAATATTGATCATCTCTGGTATAATGATTCACCATCAACATTAGGAAAGGGTGGAACCTGGCATTTTTGCGCTGATACAACATATAAAAATACAGGTAATGCTCAAATAACAGCAGGAGCAATAGAGGTTGATAAATTACATTCACCTGGTACCATTGTGCAAGTACAAACGGTAAGATCGGGCCCAGCAAGACAAACAATTTCTTCAACATCTCCAGTTGCAATTAGTGGGCTATCAATTACATTTACACCAAAGTTTGCAACAAGTAAAATTATAATTGTATCACATGTTTCTCATTCAGTAGGATTTGTAATGTCATTTGGATATTATAAAGGAAGTTCCAAAGTTGTATCAACATCTGGATATACAAATAGTAATGAAGCTAATATGAATACTACATGGTATATGGGAAATAATAACGGGTTAATTGTTAATACACCCGTTATTCATGAAGAAGATGCCATTAGTACATCAGCAAGAACATATACACTTCGTGCAACAAGTGGATGGGCCGGTACTACATATACAATGTATATAAACAATAGAAGTTCTAATGATATGGCATCATTTAGTTATATGACAGTTTATGAGGTAACACAATGATAACAATAGTAGAAGCATTACAATCATTAAGACCAAATGCAAATTGGAGTTTGCTTGGTGATACATATGATGGTTTAGATTGGATAGATGAATCACAAACTAAACCTACAGAAGAAGAAATTAATAATGAAATTGTAAGATTACAAGTAGAATCAGATGCAATA